ACAAAGAAGAAACAGTTAAGTTAGAATGGCAAGCAAAATCAGAAGACGGAACAATTTTCGTTTCAACTGCTGAAGAATTAGAAGCAGGAGTGGATATATCTGTATTGACTGAAGACGGAACGACAATTTTATTACCTGTAGGAACTTACAAGACTGATACAGGCGTATCTTTTAGAGTTTCTGAGGAAGGTATTGTGGACGAAGTACTAGTTTCAGAAACTGAGGAAGTAGATACAGTTGAAGAAGAAGACTTAGCAGAAGAAACAGTATTAGCTGAAGAAGATGAAAAAGAAGATTATGAAGAAGAAGCTGATGTTGCTGATTGGCAAGGTATGGAGAAAAGAATTGAAAACTTAGAAATCGCAGTAGCAAGTCTTAAAGAAGAAAAAGTAGGAGGTGATGACGAGGTTGAAGAAATGTCAGAAGAAACTGAAGAAAGAGGAACAACTCCTAAGTCTATTAAAACTACAGAAGTAGTTGAATTCTCAGCAGAAGATGAATTGACTAAGTTAAAAGAAGAAAACGAAAAACTTAAGACTGAGTTAGCAGCACAACCTGCATCAGCTCCTTTAGATACTAACAAGTTTAGTTCAGAAAGAAAACCAATGGCTAGAAAAGACTACGCTAAGTTATCTAAAAGAGAAAAATTCTTACACGATTTAAATAAATAATATAATAACTTAAAAACAAAAAAAAATGGCTTTTACAACAACAAGCAACTTTGCAGGAAAGGCAGCAGGATTTTATATCTCAGCGGCTTTAAAGCAAGCAAACTCGTTAGACTACTTAACTATGATTGAAAACATCAAGTATAAGTCTAACATTCAAAAAATGGCAGGTTCAGGAGTAGTTGCTGATGCAACTTGCGACTTTACAGGAGCAGGTACTTTAGCACTTACTGAAAAAGTATTAGAACCAAAAAACTTACAAATCAACTTAGACCTTTGCAAATCTACTTTATTAGATTCATGGGAAGCGTTACAAATGAGAGCAGGAGCAGGAGCACCACCACCTGCAAGCTTTGATGACTATGTAATTTCTTACATGGGTGAAATCATAGCAGAAGCAACTGAAGAAAGCATTTGGACAGGAACTGCTGTAGCAGGGAAATTCAATGGCTTCAACGGAGCTGTAACAGGACTTTTATTACCGGGTGTTGATGCAACAGTTGTTCAGGACGCAGCAACAGCAGCTTATACAGCAGCTAACATTATTGCTAACTTACAAGCAGCAGTAGCAGCTATTCCTACAGCAGTATTAGGAAAAGAAGATTTACATATCTACATGAACCAAAAGACTTACAGATACTATATTTCTGCAATTTCTACATTAGGATATGTTAACGCTTACAATATGAACGGAGACTATTCACCGGTATTTGAAGGTTACAAAATCGCTGTTTGTAATGGCCAGATTGACAACCAAGTAGTTATAGCTCAAAAATCAAATATGTTCTTTGGGACTGATTTACTTTCAGACGCTACTAGAATAACTTTAATGGATATGGCTGCTTTAGATGGTTCTGACAATATGAGATTAGTTGCACGTTACTCAGCAGGTGTTCAGACAGGAGTTGGAGCTGACATTGTAAGACAATCATAATAAAATAAATAATACGGAAGTGGGTGCTTAGGCACTCACTCCCTTAACCTAAAAAAATAAAATAAAATGGCTTGTACAGCACTAACAAAAGGTAGGGGACTTGACTGTAATCGTATCAGTGGAGGAGTAAAGAAAATATTCTTTTCTGTATTTGATGAAGATGTATCTTATACTTATGACGCAACACACAAATTAGAAATTGATGCAATTGATTGGAATGGAAGTACTATATTTGAGTATGTTATGCCACTTGGTGTAGCTTCAGTTTCAGATAGTATTACAGGTAGTAGAGAGAACGGAACTATTTTTTACACTCCAAATGTAAATATTATGCTTAACAAACTTACTAAAGAAGACCAAAACGAAATTAAATTGTTAGGAAAATCTAAAGTAAGAATTTTTGCACAATTAAACCAACAACTAGCTAACGGACACGATGTATTCATTGCGATAGGAATGGCTAACGGATTAGAACTTAATGCAGGTACTATGGATAGTGGTGCTGCATTTGGTGACCGTAATGGTTACACTCTTACATTTGATGGACTTGAAGCATTGCCTTTCGCTTTCTTAGAAGATTACACAACAACACCTTGGGATCAAAGTGGCTTTATTAATGAAGCAGGAACTTTCCCAACAGTAGGAGCTTAATCTTAATTAGTTTTCTTATATATTCTTGATTGAGGGGTGCTAAGGCACTCCTTTTTCTTTTTAAAGCAAATAAATTTAAAGTTTTTCTATTATATAACAGACAAACTAACTATGATACAAGCAATAACAGAAAGTAACTTTACTATATTAGTACAAACTGAGGACAACCGCATAAATACTTCTGTAGCTTCTACTCAGATAAGACACTTAGTTAAATTTACAAACGACTTAGATAAGTCCGTTTATTATGCTTATGGTTCAGTTGAAGTAATTCAAGACAGATTTACATCAATTAGTATTTCATACAATGCAACTCCTGATATTTATTTAGGTAAAACTAAGCTATTGCCTGCAGGTTATTATAAGTATGAACTTTACGAGGTTAGTTGGGTAGGAACAGTAACTGTTTCTTCAGGTAATGCTCCTGCAACAGAAAATGATGTTTTAACTCCTTCGGCTGACACTAAAGGAGTAGTTCAGGGATTAGTTACAAAAGGCAAGATGAACCTATCTGAAAAAGATGGAACACAGCAAGTTCAATACACACAAAGAGAAGCACCAACAGAAACGAATTACATATATTACGGACAATAAAACAAAAAAAAATGGCAATAGAAAACGTACAACAATTATTAACTGAGCAACTAGGAAAGCATAGATGTGATGTTATTACAACAACAGCAATGACAGGTAAAGACTATTATGCAATTCACTTTGTTACTGAAAGTGTAATAGCTTCAATAGCAGCTTCTAATATACAAACAGGTACAGGTTCAGCAGCAGCAAGTCTTCACACGACTATTAGTGCAGGAACGACTTTATTTCTTCAATGTACAGCTATCACTTTGACAAGTGGTTTGGCTATTTGTTACTATGACCAAGTTATATAATGTTAGCACTTAAACAAGCATTAAGTTTAGTAAGCACTAAAATGTTAGGGGGTTGGCAACCTTCTAATGAAACAGGTCTTGAAGCGTGGTATAAATATCAAACAGGAATTACATTGAACGGTTCTGATGTTTCGGCTTGGGCTGACAGTTCTTCTAATAGTTTCGATATGGTGCAAGCTACTGCAAGTGAACAACCTGCTTACAATGCAGGAGCTATAGACTTTGACGCTTCTGCTACTCAAAATTTACAGTCTACTTCTGAGATAGATTTATCAGGTGCTTTTACTATTGGAATAAGGTTAGCAGCAAAATCTTCAAATGTAACTGTTTTAGGTTCAAATACTACATCAAATGAATTTTTCAAAATTAATTCAACTACAGCTTTAAGGTTTAAAACAGACGGCTCACTAGTTGATATTACTTTAAATAGTGGTACTTTTTTAACTGACTTATATTTAGTTATTACTAGAAACGCTTCTAACGAAATAACTCTTTATAAAAATGGAGTTGCACAATTAGATAGAGAAACTTTAGCAGGAACAGCAAATATTGACTCAATAGGAGTAAGAAAGACAGACCTTAATCCTTATGACGGAACTATTAGCGAAATTCAAATATATGACACAGAAAGCACAGCACTTACAGCTAATGTGAATACTTATTTATCAAACTTATAAAATGGACAAAATACTTAGTATAAACTTAGAAACATCAACAGCTCCAATAGTACAGGAAGTGAGAGGTCGTGACTACATAGAATACGGAACGGAAGATTGGAAAAACCTTTATCCTCAGTTCTTAATTGATCTTTATTATAATTCTAGTACACACGCTGCAATTATTAATGCTACAGCTGAAATGATAGCAGGAGAAGACTTAATAGCTGAAGAAAATGATATTAATTTAGAAGCTTATGTAAAGCTTAAGAAGTTTTTAAGACACGCTAATTCTAACGAAAGTTTACACCAAGTTATAAAGAAAGTTGCTTTTGATTTTAAACTTCAAGGAGCATACGCTTTGCATATTGTATGGAATAGAGAAAGAACAGAAATAGCAGAGCTTTATCATGTACCTGTAGAGCGTGTAAGAGCAGGAAGACCTAACGAGATGGGTAAGGTTGATACTTACTTTATAAGTGCTGATTGGGCAAACACTAGAACGAATAAACCTTACCCTGTAGCTGCTTTTAATGTGAACGATAGAACTTCAGGAAGTCAGTTACTTTATACAGGTGCTTACAGTCCTAATATGGATTGCTATCATACACCTGATTATTTAGCAGCTAACAATTGGTGCTTAGTAGACCAAAGAGTCGCTGAGTTTCAATTATCTAATATCAATTCGGGCTTCAGTTCTAGCTTTATGATTTCCTTCGCAAATGGAATTCCGACGCTAGAGGAAAGACGACAAATAGAACAAAGTTTAACAGAGAAATTTACAGGAGCAGAAAACGCAGGTAAATTTATTTTGACATTCTCAGATGATAAGACTAGAACACCTGAAATAACTCCAATTACTCCTTCTGATTTGGATAAACAATTTTTAGCATTACAAGAGCTATTAGTTCAAAACATACTTACAGGACACAGAGTAACGTCTCCTATGCTTATGGGTATTAAATCTGATACAGGACTTGGTTCAAATGTAGATGAACTTAACGCAGCAGGGAACTTCTATCTTAATACTGTAGTTAAGCCGTTTCAATTACATATCTTAAATACTTTACAGACTATATTCTCAGTAAACAATATGGACTTGCCTGTTAAGTTCGTTCAATTAAAACCTATTACAGTAGAATTTACTTCAGAGGACTTAAAAGGAGTAATGACTGAAGA